ACCCTCGATAAAGAGATAGAGCTTGCGAGCCTCGCGGTGCAGCATGTTGTGCTCGTCGAACTGCGAGTACTTGAACGGAGGCTTACCTTCTGGAAGAAGGAACTTAGCGTCCGGGTGAAACATGTACTGAAGGATGATCTTGCAGGGTTCGTTGCAGTTCTGGCGAAGGGCTTCTACGCGCTCTTCCTTCTTCTTGAACTCACTGCACTTCTTTAAGATCTCTGATACGCTCATTACCATTAAAAGTCTCCCACGCTTTCCATCATGTTCTTTAGCTTGTACGATATGAAGTAGTTGAACAGCTTGCTCCTGTCCTTGCCACCCTCTTCATGGTATTTATCGATGACCGCTTTTCTGATGTCCTGTGGGATGAACCCAAGATCGATCAGCTGCTGGTTACGGTTCCAGTTGCGCTGCATCGCGATGGCCGACCGGTCAAAGAAGAACTCGTCCATCTTCTTCTGTGTCATAGGCTTCTGACGCTTGTCAGTGACGAAAGTATCGTCGTCTGACAAGATGTTAGGTACACCGTCGCCGGCATCACCCTTGAGGATGTGCTCAAAGAGGTAGCGGTTTGGATCGTCGCTTTGTATCATCTTCTTGCGTACTGGATCGTACTGCTTTACGTTAGGGTAGCGATGGAGCTGTATGAAGTCCTTATCGCCGGACAAGATAACGATTTCTTCAGTGCGGTCTTCGCTGAACTCTACTACTAGAGTTGCAATGATGTCGTCTGCCTCGGCAGTGTCGATCTGGATCATGCGGTACGGGAAGTTCTCTCGGATCTCAGCCTTGAGCTTTCCGAAGTACTCAAAGATAGTCGTCCAGTCGAGCTCTGACTTGTCGCGAGCTTTCTTGCGATTTGCCTTATAGTACGGGAATACCTGACGACGCCAGAAGTTCTTGTCGTCGCATGCAATGACCATCTCACCGTAGTCCTTAAACTTAGTGCGGTACCCACGGAGTGAGTTGATGACCATGTGACGGAATAGGCTCTCTTCGATCTGGATGTTTGTATGGTTACCAATCTGAGCCATAAGATTGGAGATCATGACTTGCTGAAAGTCCACGATAATCATTGTAAGGTTTCCACGTTTCTGATATATGTATTATATATCTTTCAACTATAATGTCAACTTATATTGTCTTCTAGATTTTCAAGGTGCTTCTTTGCGGCGTCTGTGATGGTGATAGTCTGGTCTATGATCGGGTGAAGCGAGTGCTCTAGGCCCTTGAACCTGTATGTGAACGCCTTGAGCGCTTCTTCTACGAAGACGATGTCCTTTATAGACTCCTGAGTAACAGCTCCGTTGAAGCCGAAGCTGGCTACTACTGCAGTGACTGCGTCCATCACGTCAGACACTACCTCGTCGCAGAAGTCCTGTCGGACCTGCATGAGATGCTCTTCCGTATCTGGAAATACGCCGTCGAAGCCCGTTCTGTTTGGGAATTGAATGATATTGGTCATGAAGACTCCTTTCAAGCTACCTATTTATAGCTATCTTGAGTCTATCACTTGCTCGCCTTGAGTAGGATGGTATTCTCGTTGATCCTGCCGTTAGCCTCACCTTTCATCTCTTCGATTAGGCGCTTCTGCACGATCTTTCCGCCGGTAAGTACCGCCTGAAGCTTCTCGGCTGTTTTACGGCCGATCTTCATGGACTTAGAGGCTTCAGTATTAATACCGACCAAAGTAGTACCTCTAATGCTAAGACCGCTAGGACCGTCAGCAACAAAGACGCTGAGAGTGCTGTACTTAGTGTTGAAAGTCCATAGGGTCTGTGCTCCGAGGACTGACTGCGGTGAGACTGACGTGAGCTTGTGTTCATTGCTGTCTTTCTGATACTTGAAGTTCTTTAGGATCTTGTCTGCAGAAGGTGCCTTGGTCTTGCGAGGTGCGCGTGCCTTCTTGACGTTGCCGCCGTACCGCAGCGCGTCATCGACTATCTTCTGGAGCATGGCTACCTTTGCGGCCAGCTGCTTCTTGGTGTAGTCAGAGTAGCCCTCGACCTTGCCGGCAGCTGCGAGCTGCATCTCTTCTAGGATCGGCTTATAGTACTCCACGATCTTAGAGGTGTACATGGCTGGGATCTCTTTTTTCTGCAGCCATGAGTACAGGTCAGTTGGCATATCAGCGTCGTAGAGGCACTCGATGTCACCGATGATGTCATAGCCGCGCTCTCTAATGCGGTCTTGGATAGAAGGCTTGTCAGCCTTTGGCTTCTCCTTTGGCTCGTCTGGAGTTGCCATCTTGATGGCCTCATGGATCATCTCCAGTGACCGCTGGTCGATCTTCTTTCCAAGGTTGGTGGCTATCCGACAGTTCCAAGCTGAGGTGAACGGGATCCAGTTGTCGGGAATGCGGGCCACCGGCTTAAGCAGCGATGGCTCGTTGACTGTAAGGTAGTCCTTGAGGTACTCGCGGGCCTCGTCCTTAGAGGCCATAGCGCCGTACCAAGAGTACGCCTTTGCAAAGTCAGAAACAGTCTTGAGCTTCTTAGAGTCAGGCTCGTCGCCGAGGTACTTGAAGTTTACGAGGTACGCCTCTGATCGAGTTACGCGCTGCTTCTTCTTTGTCTTGATGCTCAGTAGGGACTTAGCCATTCTTACCTCTTTACCATTGTGATAGTGGTGCCGCCGTCCGGATGACGGTGCTGCTTGGATACGACGTACCCGAGCGACCTCCATTTGGCGATCGACTTATTTAAGTGTGTCTGAGACTTGCCCGTGAATGCGATTTTATCAGACATCGACGTTACTCTCAAAGAACCGTACGTCTGCCGCCGTGGTGTAGTGGTCGAAGCGGTGTGCCAGCTCATCGGCAAGGCCGGTGATCTTGTCAAGGAAAGCGTTAGCCAATCCATAAGCCCTGCAGTCCATAGCTGCAGAGTAGTTGGCCTCCATGTGATCAAGAGCCGAGCGGATCTGATCGATGGTAAGGTAGTCGTACTTAGACATGATGATCTCCATTGCTTATATTATTAATATAAGCTTTTTTGATAAAAAAGTACACAAAAAAGTGAGCGGAATAAGAAAAAAAATTATGTAATCTTTTCAATGGCTTATAGAAACTTGCTCTAAGCCATTGAAAAGATTGACAAAAAAAAGTTCTTATTTTTTGAAAAAAACTGTGTACTTTTATTCGTAAATGGCGTATATTAATAATATAAGGAATGGAGTTAATCAATGACTGATTTGGAACAGACCCTCGAGTCTATCGAGTTTATCCAGCACAAGCTGGAACGAGATGTCGAGTGGGTATTGACGGAAAGCCTCCCATACGAGGATGTCCGTCGCAAGGTAGTGGCAGCTCAGGTGGCCCTGAACGACCTGTATATCTACATCATGGACCAACAAAAGGAGAATGTCTAATGATTACTTTCGCTAACTTTGCCGAAGCCACCAAGGACCTCGGTACCGCAGTAGAGCAGTCGAAGTCGGTGTACTTCATCAAGGCTGGCAAAGCTGGCCACGTGGAGTTCCACTCTAAGGATAACTACTTTGTGGCTGGTGCACGTGCTGGTAAGAACACAGCATCGGTAACTCAGGCCGCTAAAGAAGCCGGCTTCAAGGTCCTCCGCGAGCGGAAGGGCTGGACGGTGTTCGAGGGTGGATCTCTCGACGAGTACCGCAAGTTCTTCGGTGCGGTATCCTCGGCTTCGGTCTCCACTAAGACCGTCAAGATGTCCGACGTCGTCAAGCGCGTCGGTAAGGCTTTCGCCGAGAAGAAGACTGCCAAGGCAGCAGTCGACTCTGGTCTGATCAAGGCTAAGAACCTCGACACGATCAAGTCAGTAGCTGCTAAGCGCGCTGCCGCTCTGGTAGCTTAAATCCCCGAGAGGCTCGGGTCGCTGGTGGTCGAGTTCTGTGACTTAAAGAGTCTGGATCTCGACCATTACATCGAGGGTCTTACGTCGAGTGGACCGCTTGAGCCTTTCATAGTGGACAAGCTAGTCAAGTACCACCAAGAGTGGATCAGGTAAGTAAGTTCCTCAGCAGGAACTCCCACTTAGTTGAGACGTTGCTGTCCCAGTTATAGGTGATATCAGTCCAAGTCTTCTGGAGTGCTAGGCGAGAGTCTGGCACTCCGTTCTTTGTTATGTGCTCGACTGTACCGTCCAGTACGCTGAAGAAGCGACTAGCATGATCGTTGTTGTCTTCTGACCACTGGTACATATTGGCAAAGTTACCGGTCGTCTCTGGCAGCGCAGCGTAGTTCGGGCAGACTACTATGTTCATGGCCGACATCGCCTCGATGGCTGCTAGGCAGCTGGTCTCAGGCCAAATGCTTGGATAAGCAAAGACGTGGCTTCTCTTGAGCTCTTCTCTAATTCGCTCATTAGAGACGGCTCCATGGTAGTTAATCTTTGGGTGATTTCTGCAGCGTTCAAAAAGGTGTTCATAGGGAGCATCACGCTGGCTCCAGCCGTATATGCTAAAGCTCGAGAATACGTCCAGTACGACGTTGTCATGCCTTTCAGCAAGAGCCTCAAAAACTGGGACGAGGACTTCGAGTCCTCTGTGAGGCGTGGTGTGGTAGATGAAGCGGACTGTTCCATCGAACTCTTTCTTCTCAATGTCAATAGGAGTTATGGCATTCTTGATGACGATCGACTCTTGGTAAGGTAGGCCGACTATTAGGT